TACGGGTTGTTGAAGTCGCCCTGTTCATAGGGACTGATCACGCGAGCATCGCCGGGGTTCTGGCGCAGGAAGTTCCGCAGCCAGTCCGGCAGCTTGCCGAAGCCTTCCGGCGTTACAAGGCCCGCCGACGTGTGCCTGGCGCCGAACTGGTCGACATATCCCTCCGCGCCGGTATTAAACGCGAGCACTGCCTTGCCCGTCTTGGATGCGAGCGCGGCGGCAGAATCAAGCATCTGTTGCGTGATGCCATGCAGAGCCGATACGAAGTCTTCGACGGATCCCTTGAACCCCTGATAGGCACGCGCCAGTATGGTCAGCCCTTCCGCCGCGGCGGACGGGAACCCGTGCAGGCGGGCGGTGAAGTCGCCGAGCGAGAGGCCCGACTGTTCGAACGCCCGGCGCAGGGTCACCAGTCCATTCTCGACGTTTGTCACCGCAGCGGCGGCCGTGCGCGCCGCTGCGGCAAGGCCGCCGCCGCCGCCGCCGCTGCCTGTCAATGCCGGGATAATCCCCGGACTTGCGATTGGCGGCGTATACACCGGGACCGCCGGTGGCGCACCACGGCCCGAGGGCGCGTTCTTGCCCGCGCTGCTGCCACGCTCCTCGACCTGCTGGAAGCTGCCCACGGAGGGGATCTTCGGAATCTTCAGATCGATATCGACACCGGGCACTTTGTCCAGCAGTGAACCGACCTTGTCCGCGATCCAGGACAGGCCCGCGATGAACTTGTTGAGCAGGTCGATCATGTGCTGGACGGCGCTCGCGACGATGCTGCCAACGCGGTTCATCACGTCGCGCACCGGGCCGGGAAAAGCGTTCCACAGGACGTTCCAGCCGTCGAGGATCGCCCGCCAGAGCCCGCCGAGGAATCCTGTCACCCCCGACCAGATGGAGGCCACGGCGCCCGCGATACCGCTCACGGTGGCCGTCGCCGAGCTCCAGACGGCATCCCAGATCACGGGGAGCGTCTGCCAGACGGCAACGATGCCATCGATCGCACCCGCCCATGCTGCCTGGATGCCGCTCACCGCCCCCTGCACGACCGCCTCGAACGCGCCCCATACCTCGTCCCAGTGCGCCTTGAGCGCCAGTACCGCCACGACGACGGCGCCGATCGCAAGCGTCAACGGCCCAAGCAGGATGCCCGCGACGATGAGGATCGGCCTGCTGAAGCGGTCCCAGACGGAGATCGCGCTGTTGATGACGGCCACGATCGCGTTGATCGCGCCGCTCACGATGGCCGCGACGCGGTTCATCGCGTTCTGGACGGGCGCCGGCATCAGGTCGAAGATCTGCGACCAGTGCGCGACGATCAGCCCGATCGGCCCCGTCGTAAAGAAGAGCAAGATGTCGCGGCCCGCAAGAATGATCTTGTCCTTCGCGCTGTCCCAGTTCGCGATCAGCAGATAGATGCCAGCGGCGGCGGCGGCGACGGCGATGGGAATGCCGAGCAGCGCGATGTTGATCGCGCCCGCGGCGGCGATCGCCGCAACCGCCACGCTGTAGAACCCCACGGTTATCGCGGCGAGCGCGCCCACCATGATGCCGCCCGCGACAATCGCAATGGCCGTCATGGCCGCGCGGTTGTTCGTGATGGCATCCGTCAGCGGCGTGACCACGCCCGTGATCCGCTCGATCACTGGCAATAGCCGCTCACCGAAGGCCGTCATTAGCGCGGTAACGTCGTTCCGGAGTACCTTGAGCTGCGTCGCCAGCGTCGCGTCGTCGGCCGCGGCCGCGCGGGCAGCCGTGCCGCCCACGCTAATCCGTTCGGCGAAGTTGTCGAACGCGCCCGTCCCGCCACGGATCACATTCAGCATCACGCCCGCGGCACTGGCGCCGAAGAGGGACGTTGCCGCCGCCTGCTGCTGTTGGTCGCTCATCTTCGCGAACGCCGGACCCATTTCCGCGATCACGTTCCTCAGGCCGATAAAACGGCCCTCCGCATCGAAGATGCCGACGCCGAGCGACCGCAGCGTCTCGTTGACGGCGTCGGAGCCGCCCGTCAAGGTATTGATCGCGCTCGACACCGCAAGCAGCCCCCGCGAGCCTGATAACCCCTGCGCCGTCAGCTCTCCCAGCAACGCCCCCATCTGCACGAGGTCAGGTGCGGCAATGCCGAGCTTGTCCTTGAGACGGCCGACCGACTCCGCCATCTCGCCGAGGCCGATCCCCGTGATCCGCGAGATGTTGAAGAGCTGGTCAGACGTCTGCGCGGCGTCCGACAACGGCTGCTGGTACGCGAGCATGATGTTGATGAGCGCATTCGTCGCGTCGCCGAGCTTCGTATTCGACGCCTCGGCAAGGTTCGACGCGCCCTGCATGACTTCCAGCGCCTGCGCCGCCGTCAGCGCTGTGCCCGTCACCGTCTCCAATCGCCCCGCGATGGGGCTGATCGCCTCGACGAGCGCCCGTGCGCCGAACTCGCTCGACCGGCCCATCTTCAACAGCGCATCCGCAATGTCGTCCGCCGCAGCCCGCGTCAACTGGCCCTGGTTCTGCAGGTCGACGGTTGCCGTCTCGAAGCTAGACGCGATTTTCACCGACAGGGACGCGAAGGCAATGCCAGCCGTTACGGTGGCGGCGCCGAGCGCCCCCAGCGCGGCCCCCATGAGCGCCGAGCGGCTCGTCGCAGTCTCCATCGCATCGCCGAGGTCGCGCACCTGCGCCGCCGCACGGTCGGCCTTGAGCTGATCAAGCTCGCTGCCAGTCTTCGCCGCACGCTGCGCCAGCGCCGCCGCCCGCTGTTCCGCCTGGAGGAACTCGATCCGCATCTGTCGCGATTTGGCGGTGGTATCGGTGAACGCGGCGCCGAGGGCGCGCAGCGCCTGCGTGGCGCTGTCCTTGGCGGACAGGATGATCGTGAGGTTAGCAGTGCCGGCCATGTCCGTCCTTGACAACGCTCTTGACAGAACCCGCGCTGCGGCGTGTCATAGCCGCATGCGTTGCTATGCACTCGCGCTGCTGATGGCGGCCGTCCTGGTCGGCTGCACCCCCACGGCGGACGACAGGCCGACCGCGTCCGTGAGCGCTCAACCGGCCGCCGCCACACCTTCCCCGGATACGCCGCAAACCATCCCGACCGCAGCGCCCGCCGACACGCCGGCGCCGCCCGCCAGCGATCTCGCGCTCCTGTCGGCCGCCTGTCAGCCAGACACGGTCGGATTCATGACCTGTTCCGGCGCCGTCAAGAACCTGACGGACGGCCCCCTGGAACACGTCGAAGCGGTCATCGAGTGGTACGACGCGGCCGACGTCTTGCAGACCAACGACGACGCGCTCATCGAATACGACCCGCTGCTCGCCGGGCAGACCTCGCCATGGAAGGTCATCGGCCGCTACAACCCGGCGCTCGTCGGGTATCGCGTTACCTTCAAGTCGCTGTTCGGCGCGCCCTTCAGCGTGCGCTACGACCGCTAGATGATGCCAGCGGCATGTTCCAGCGCGATGATCTGGTCGCGCTGCTCTGCCGTAAGCGGCTCGCCGCGCGTCTCCATATCCGCCAGCTCCGCGAACGTCGTCATCGCGATGATCGACTCGCACAGCGCCACGTCCTGACGTTCCGCAACGTCCGGCGCCACCCCGAAAAACTTGCAGATCCGCGCGATCATCCATTCGATGGGCGGCTCGCCTTCCTTGAGTTGCCACCAGCGGACGAACTGGTGGATTCGGCTTCCCCCGCTTGGGCAAACTCCTGGGACAGCTTCTCGATATCCGCGATGGATAGCGTGTCCATCACCTCATCGGTCACGTCACCGTAGCTCCAGGTAACGACCACGCGCGGAATCATTGTGAGCCCGTCGAGCACGTTATCCTCGTAGCCGCGTTCGTGCACGGCCTGTCGCTGCGCCCTCAGGTCGGCGACAGTGAGGTCGGTGCGGATTTCCGCCCAGTTACCGCCGGAGAGCTCGATGCGCTTTGTCTGAGCCATATCCTGTCTCCTTTCAGATGCACCGTCTCCCGATGCACCTTGCCATCCGTCACGATGGCGGACTCGAAACGTCCGCAGGCTTGCAGTTCGACCGGGCCGAGCCGGAAACAAAACAGCATTTCATCCGCCGGCTCATCGACCATCCGGTACTTCTCGGCGAACCCCTCCCAGTCGCCGTCCACACCTTCCAGCCGCCAGCGATAGACGTTGCCCACCTGGTCACCATCACGAAGGATACGGCCAGCATCCCCGCTCAACCGCACGCCCCCATGACTACGCGGCGTAGTGTCCAACGTTGCCGATCGCGCGCAGCGACCAGTCGAACGGCGCGAAGTCATCGTATGGCGCCCCGACGTTGTCGACCGAGATGTAGCCCGAGCCGTAGAAGTACTGCGCGGACCCGCCGATGTAGATGGACCAGGTCGCCGACACCGCGTTGAGCGCGTCCGAAATCAGCTGGGCCGAGTTGCCGAGCGCCTTCGCGCCGGTGTTGTAGAGTCCGGTGACCTTGGCGTTGAAGTTCGCGTACGTCGGCGCGAATGACTTGTTCGTGAGCCCGTGGACGGTGTCTTCCTTGAACTCCGAACCCATGTCGATCGCGAAGTTCCGCGTCTTCGACACCAGGCCGGTGCTCCAGTAGGCCGACGCGTTTCTCGTCTGGATGGTTGCCATGTTCCCTCCTGCTTGCTTGTCTTCCCTGAATCAGGCGGCCAGCGCCTGCGCGACTGGCAACATGACCCGATCACATGAATACGGCAGCGCGGCGTCCCGCTGCCGCGCGGCCATGTCGCGCCGCCATGACGGCTCGGCGAACGCGCGCGCCATCAGGGCGCTGAAGTCTGCTGGCGTCTTGTACACCGGCACGGCGTCACCGAACACGTCGGCGAGCTCCGGCCGGTAATCGCTGATCGAAAACGTCCCACAGGCGGCCAGCTCCCAGTTCCGCGGCCCAAGCGAATACGCCTCGCCCTCCATGATGACCTCGTCCGTTCCCACGTAGCGCGCCTCTCGGTGCAGCGAGAACGACGCGGCGGCGCCACGGTACAGCTCCGCCGTCTCTTCGGGCGATGTCGTCTTTGGCGATCTCAGCGCCTTGCGCAGCGGCGCGTCATACCGCAGCCACTCCTTTGGCCACCAGCCGTACAGGTCGAGCCGCACCGGCCAGTCGATCCGCCGCATGAACTCCACGCGCGAGTGGTACCCGGTGCCGACGAAGATGATGCTGTCGTCAGGCGCTTCGCCGGGATAGTGAATGCGCGGGTCATAACAATGCGGCAGGTACTCCACGCGGGGGCAGAATGACTCAAACAGCCCCACGGAGTTGCGGTCGCTGACGAACGCGATATCGAACACCGACGCCATGATCGGCGTGTGGATCGTGTCCTCGTAGGGACACTCGGTGAAGACCGCAGCGGTCTTGAGCCCTACCCGGCGCATCATCTGTGGGATCTCCGCCGGCAGGTACTGCGGCGAGACGATCAGGACAGTGTCGCACTCGTGGAACACGGCGGCACCGAGCAGCACCTCGTACGCCAGCGTTGTCGGCGACCAGTCGGCAGGCAATTCGCGCTTCGACCGCCGCAGCTTCTCGTGCAGGAAGGAATAGAGCTGGTATCGCTCCATCAGGTCGAACGGGCGCACGTCTACACCGTTGGCTTCGAGCCCGGTGTTGATCTTCATCCACACGTCACGCGTGGATGAGATGTGGAACGAGCTCGCGGACAGGACTCTCACGGCTTCTCCAGTCCCACGCGGATGACCGACCCCATCTCGTCCCGCACGGCGGATGTCATCTTCCACGGCCGGATGCCGTAGAGGTCGCGGTGTTCGGCGTACTGCTCGCGCGTGAAATACCAGAACGACTGCGGCACGAAAAACGAGACGTGCGTCGGGTCGGCGATCGCCGTCCAGTATGGGAAGACCGGCACCTCGATATCGGCAATGCCGCCCGGCTCGAGGATGCGCCACATCTCGTTCATCACGCCGATCAGGTGCTTGCGCTCGATGTGCTCCAGGACGTGCCAGCAGCGCACCTCCACAAACGCGCCGTCCTCGAACGGCCATGGCAATTCCGTCAGGTCGTGCTGGAAGTCAGGCGCGTACGCGGGCGAGATGTCCATCGCCTCGAAGCGCGGGTCACGCTTGGCCCCGGCGCCGATATCGAGCCGCCGCCCGGCCTTCGTCACATTCTCGGTTTCCGCGACGAGTGGACTCACTCCGCCTCCTCTCCGTGCATCGGGCACGCCGCATCGTGCGGACCGTCCGGCGCCGCGTCGCAGCAGAACCAGTAGATCCGGGACGGCGAGCCCCGCAGCACGGCATCGAACGCGGCGCCGAGCGTGCTCAACTTCTTCGCATCAAGCAGGCCGCACCGGATGATCAGCCCATCGCCCGGCCGGTACTCCAATGCGGTCACCTCGACCCCATCAACAATCACGCGTCCTCCATGTCCGCCGCGAAGATGATCTCCGCCTGGAATGCGCCGCTCTGGTCCTGAAGCGCGCCGTACGACTCCACCCGCATGAACCGCGTGTCCTCGACGGCGCCGCCGAGGGTGCGGTCGGCGTTCACCGCGGCCCGGACGCTCTGCGTGCCCGACGCGGCGATCAGCTTGTCGAGCGCGGCCGCACCGTCCTTTTGCGTCCCGCGCGTGCTGCGCACGTAGACGCGGATCAGCACCGAATCGACACCGTGCGCCGTCGGCAGGATGAGCGGGTCGCCGGGCAAGACCACGGCGAGGTCCGGTTCGCCGCCGAGCGCCTGCGGGATCATCTCGTACACGGAGACGCCGGTCAGCGCCGCCTTGAGAGCCGCAGCCATGCCGATACGCACGTCCGACCAGCTCACCAGGCTCCCTCGATCTCGCGCGCCATGCGCTCGACGCGCTCCGGCATTGCGTCCTCGATCGCCGACTCGGCGCGCACCATGAAAAACCTGCCCTTGCTTCCGCGGCGCTTGATCGCCCGCGCGATGACGAACGTGAGTTCCTGTGGGATGCCCTTCGTGGCCATCCAGACGGCGAGGGCACTCTCCGGCGGCATCTTCGCGCCGGGCTGCCGGCCGATCTCCTGCGTCGCCGCATCGCCACGCGGGCTGACCGCGCGTACCTTGGCCGTGAGCGTCTGCGTGCTGCGCCGGATCTGGACGTGCGCGGGCGCGCCCGCCTTCGCCGCGCGCTGGCCCACCTTGGCGAGGTCGCTCAGCATGGATGCGAGCGGTTTGCCGAACAGGTCGGACTTCAGCCGCGCCTCGACTTCCGCAAGGCCCTGGATCTCGATCTCGGCCACCATCAGATCAGCACCTTCGTGAGGCCGTGCGACATGATTTCCCGCACGATGTTCTGGGCGAGCGGGTTAGGCTCGAGGATTTCCCCATCACCAGAAAGCGTCCTTGATGCGCGCGATCCCTCCATCCTGAGAATCGCCGTGAGCTGGATACAGGCACGCTTGATCGGCATCGGCACCAGAGGCCAGCCCCAGATGCCCGTGATCGTGATCAGCTGGCCGGGTGAGAGCGTGCGGCTGCTCCACGTCGGCAGATCAATCCGCGTGTAGGGTTCCGGCTCAGGTCCCAGCGCCGCATTGGACGGCCACAGCTGATAATCGGTGGCTGCCCACGTCGTTTCGGCGACGCCATCGTAGTCATCATCAGACTTGATGCTCGTGATGGACACGAGGTCATCGATCGGCAGCGCGCGGGCGCCATTGCCAGAGAAGGTGCGGGTTACGTCTGCGATGTCCCTGGTGAAGAACCGGCCTAGCTTACGCTCGATGTATCGGCTGACGGCCGCGAGGTCCCATTCCACATCGAGATCGTCCTCGGTGTAATCCTTGCCGATCGCGCTACGGTATTCCGCTGGCGATGCGTAGCTGTCTGTGATGGCCATGTCCCTCACCCCGCATAGGCGGATACGTGACGGTCGTCATTCGATTACGTAGCGCGGCGTGCCCGCAGCCACCCGGAAGTGGCCCATCGGGCAGTTCAGTAGCCTCCTGCGTGCGCTGTAGACCAGCGGCTCACCGCACAACGGGCACGATTCGAGCCGCTGGCGGTCGCGGTCGGCAAGCGCAGCGCCTTCCTGCACGATCGCGACATAGCCGCCCCAGTCCCTATCGGATGTAGACATAGACCGTGCCGCCCTTGGTGTTGCCGGCGTTCGTGACGTTCAACGTCAGGACACCGGCCGCGCATGCGCCGAGGCTCGAACTCAGAACCTGCTCGGTGCTGGCCGTATCACGGTTCGCGCCACCACCCGCAAGGACATCGACCGCATCCTCGTCAGTGAGCGTGACGTCATAGTTGTCGGTAGGCGCGCTACCGGCACCGGCAGGCACCGTCGTCAACAGTTCGACCTTGCCGTTATAGGAGTAGGCCGTTGCGCCTGACGCCGCGCCAGTGGTGTCATCGCTGACCCAGACGGCCTTGATCTTCTTGACCGCCCCGATCTGCACCGTCTCGGTGAACGTGACCGACGAACCCGCCATCAGGTGCGCTCCATCGCAAACGTGAAGCTCACGTCAATGCCTGTCGCGGTCGCGAGGTTGTTCGTCGTCACGCTGCCGAGGATGGGCGTGTTCGCATCGCACGCGGCATAGGACGCGCCATCCGCCAGCACGGTCGAGTTAGTCGCGCCGTCCTTGAGCACCGCGCTTCGCGTCAGGCCCGCGACAGCGTTCGCCACGAGCTTCACCGAGGTGGTCTGAGTGCCGGTGATGTCGACGGTCGTCGCCGTCGCCGCGTTGCCGCCATAGGCGATCATGCTGGCGCGGATCATCCGGTATGCGATGCCCGGCACCGCCGCGAGGATCGTGAACCCGGCATTCCATTCAGCCGCTGTCTTGCGAAGCCGGACCGTGTATTCCGGTGCCGGCGCCGCCGCGAGGTTCGAGAACAGCAGGTTGCCGCTGTCCCACTGCGATCTGGTGTTTGTTGCAGGCATCTACTCCCTCCCCATCCGCCTATTCGGCGGTTTCATCGGCGGTGGTCCCGCCTTCGATGCCGTCGTCTGTCGCTACCGCCCTGCGCCCGCGGCGGGTGGGAGCGGGCTCGTCCGGCGGGGGCGAGCCCGTGTCCCGAGGCAAGGAAGAAGGCACGACGACCTGGTCGATCAGCGCCAGTGCTTCGGGCATGCGCCGGTAGAGCGCCATTTCCGATACCACCGCGCGCAATCGCTCGATGCTGCCGGATCCGGCTTCGATCTGGCGCATGATCTCCTCCGCTTCGCAGTCGTAGGATGCGACGTTGTAGCGTTGTTCGAAGAGTCGGCGCAGCTGGTCGAACTCCTTCATGGCTTAGACGTTCGCCGCGCCCGGACGCAGGAGGTTCGGCAGGTTGGCCGGCGTCCGCTGCATCTTCAGGTCGAACGGGATGTAGATGACGCAGCCCTGTTCGGTGTCCGTGTTGCCGAGGTCGGGCACGTTAACGGCGATGTGCGTGTAGCCGTCGGACAGCTGCTGCTCGTTCACCTCGAAGTACAGCATGAGCTCGGTCTCCGCCGACCCGGCGATCGCCGTGATCTCCGATGCCGCCGTCTGCGTGTACTTCGTCCAAACCTCGTCGTTGTCGAGACTGGCTTCCTGCTTCATCCAGTAGTTCGTGATCACCTCGAGGTCGCGCGGCGTGCCGTTATACGCGTCGACTTCCTGCAGGTCGATCGCGAGGTCATCCGTGGTGCCGTTGGCCATCTTGCAGACCAGCACGCCGATCGACCGGCAGTTCTGGAAGCTGATGTTCTTGCCGGTGATGCCCGAACCGTTGAAGCTCTGAATGGCGCAGCCGGTGCCGAAGTCGAACAGCCGCCCGAGTCCCCTTGCGTTCGTGGTCATTCGCGTGTTCCTTTCGCCTCGCCCCCTGGGGTGTTGATGCCAGGAGGCAATTGGCCTCGCTTTGGGTGTGAATGCGCCGCGAGGCTGTGCCTGATTCCCCTCTTACCGGGCGCCGAGCATCACGAATGGCGACAGCGCGTTGCCGTTCACAGGCGTGAGTGCTGACTGAATCCACGGGCGCCCGTCCACGCGGAGGATCGTCCGGAGCTCGGTTTCGTCGTTGGCGAACCGGCTGTGCTCGCTCGATTCGAGCGATGCCGCCTGGCGGTCGCCGATGGTGTAGAAGCTGAAGTCGTACAGGCCGATGTCTCCGGCAGCCGACAGCGCCGGCACCTTCTCGGTGAGCACCAGGGGCCGGCCCAGCAGCGTCATCGGCGCGGAACCGGCGATGTTCATCAGCATCACCGGGGCGCCGCCCGTACCGACCGCGATCGACAGCTGCATGAGCTGCGGGAAGCACGTCGGGTTCGCGAGCCACACCGCGCTGGAGAGCGACTGCGGCAGGCACTGGGCGTACATGTTCAGGATGTTCGAGACGGTGATCGTGTTCGCCGCCTGCCCGGTGTCCTTGGAGACCGTGATCGTCGCCGGAGCCTTCTGTACGCCGAGCGGCTGCCCGACGCCGTTGCCGGTGAGGAACGCCAGGTCTTCGTAGAAGGCGATGCCGCGCGGAAGGGCGTTCATCAGCCACGAACTGAGTGCTGGCGCGTCCGCCCAGAGTTCGTTCGGGATGCGCGCGAAGCCGACCAGCTTGTTCGCCTCGTAGCGGGCGCGGCCGAACTTCGCCTCCGTCGCCGTGAGTGACCCGGACTCCTCGACCCAGTAGAAGACCATGCCACCGAACACCGACCCGACGTGCGTCGTCTGGTCGACATAGGGCATGACCATCGAGCCGGTGATCGTCACGACGGACGCGCGCGGCCGGACGATCGACTGCTCGAGCGCCAGCTCGTAGACCTCCGCGCGGACTGCCTCGGGGATCAGGAACCCCGCCGACGCCGCGTCCGTGCTGGAGTAGGTGTCCATGACCTCGAGCATCTTCGGCCGGCGCGGGTCGTCCATGCGGCCCTTGTTGAACGCCACGCGGGCGTAGTCGCCGATGTTCGCGAAGCCGATCTCCTGCATGGCGACGCCGGGCGCCGCCGGGTTGTACGAGGCTCCGTGGTTCGCGTCACTCTGCGGGGTCGGGAGCTTGGGGCGCTGCACGCCGTATTCGCTGAACGCCTTTTCCAGCGTGGACTTGACCGAGGCGCTGATCTTGGAGTCGATCGCCTCGACGCCGCCGAGCCCCGCCTGCACGGCCTCGGAGATCATATCGCGCATCTCGCCGCGCGTGTCCGTGGCCTTGGCATAGGCCTTCGTGAACTCCGACCATTGCCCGGCGGCGATGATCTGCGCGGCGATCTTCGGGTCGTCCATCATCTCCTGCATCTCTGCAGGCGTCTCCGGGATTACCAGCTTGTTCGGCATTTATGTCCCTCCCCTGCCGGCAATCCCGGCAGTCAACGCACCTTGTTTGGCTTCTTCCTTCAGCAGCTGTTCGAGCGGCGAGGTGTATGACGCGCTCTCCCTGAACCCCCATCCCCAGTCGGCGGGGATTTCGATGCCATCGAGGGCCCCGGGCATGCGGGCTTGCATCGCATCGGCGGCGCAGTCGGCGCACAACAGGACTTCGACGGTGGCGGGCATGTCGCACTTGGCGCAGACGTCGTCCGTGCGTGCCTTCAGATCATCCGTGGGCAGCCATTCGGGCACATGCTTGAATCGGGCGAGGAGGTTGAAGACGGCCGCGGCGACTTTGTTCTGCTGGCCGGCCGCGACGCGATCCGCGAGGTGGGCGTCTACGGCCTCGCTGTCGCGATACCACGTTTCTTCCCGCATGCGGGCGCGCCATTCGGCTTCCGTCCCGCCCGCCCGGCGGGCGTAGATGCCAGCGATGTTATCGGCCATCTTCGACAGCATCTCCGCGGATTTCGCCATGTCGTCGGCGGTGACCTTCTCCTTGCTGGATGTGTATGGTTCGTGGATCATCAGCGCCGAACCCTTGGCCATCGTGATCGTGTCCGCCGCCTGGATGAGGAAGCTGGCGCTGGAGGCGGCCAGCCCATCGACGATGGCGTTCACCGTCGCCGGGTGCCCCTCGATCGCCGTATGAATGGCGATCCCGTCGAAGACATCACCGCCGGGCGAGTTGACGTGGAGGTTGATGGTCGGGGACTTGATGTCACGGAGCGCCTTGACGAATTGGTCCGCCGTGATGCCCCAGTAGCCGATTTCGTCGTAGATGTAGACCTCGGCCAGAGGTTCCGTTGCGTTCCTGATGTCGAACCATGAGCGGTCAGGTCGCGGCATCGCCGTCTCCGGGACAACAAAAAAAGCGCCTCGCGGCGCCTTTGCTCAAATCAGAGCATCGGGTGCCGGGTAGACGCTTCTGCCCAAAATCAGGGCATCGAGCCGGTATTCAGTTGCCGGTA